CCGTAACAATTAATACTAAAACGCTTCAATAATCCAGATTGTTTTAAACGGTTTTCTTGTTGAACATCAAATAAAAACTGCGACATGCAAATAATTCTATCTATGTTAAAATAGTCTCTCCCTGAATATAAAAATGCCAAATAAAAACTCAACATAGTATCAATTGTAGCTATTTTTAATGGATGTCCATCAATATTAATTATATTATAACTGTGACACGCGATGGGTTTATAAATGAACGCAATAGTATCTTTTCCAACTAGTATTTGATAATGAGGCGCAATAATATCTCCAATGGCTTGTTTTTCAACAATCTTTATATTTTTAAAACCGTCATCTTCTAGTCGTTCTTTTAAAATGTTCGCGGTTTTATCAGGTTCTTCAGACAATACATCAAAATCAGGAACACGTTCTAATTGTTTTCTTAAACTTTTTGGCATATATTGTGAATATAACGAAATCGCATAACTTCCGAAAAAAACGACACCTTGTTGTATAAATGAATCTCTCACTGTTTTATATATTTTCTCTTGGTCGTTTTTTGTAACCAAATCTCTTTGAAAATCCATGTCACTACAATGTGTTCCTTTCAAAGGGTAATTTTTATTCAATAAAGTCAAACGCTTTAATACCTTTTCCCATCGCCCAACATCACCCGCAGGTCTGGATAGTTCTAAATACATTGACATTCTAAGAAAATTGGGAGGCGCATATAAAATACCATTAACCTTAACGCAGTCATTTTTAAGGGCGTTATAAATATCTTTATGAATGTAGGTTATATCAGCCATACCCAAAAAATTAACAAACACTTTATATGTACCGTGGTGTTGTCCTGATTTGGCTTCTACTTCAAGAAATCCCTCCTTCACATAAATATCGGCTAATTCCTTTGCGTCTCCTAATGCGTCTGTACTAAAAAAATCGTAATCAGATAATTCAACATCTTTATTGTAAAATTGGTCTGATTTTGGTAATATATTATTTATCGCGGTTCCGCCATATACAATGAGTTTTTTACGCCTGATAAAATTCTCTACGATTTCAATCATTCGTTTAATTTCGGGTGAATTTACAGAAGCTTTTCCAATTTTTTCTTCTGCCTTGTCCACTACTGTTCGTAAAATAGCCAATTCACAATCTTGAAATGATAAACCTTTATCACATACTTTGTTTTTCATATTATTTTGTTTGTATATTATCTGAATATTATATAATATTATATTTTCTAAAAAATAATATTATTATGAATGATTGTATTCATTGTTTGTTTGTTTCTAAATTTTGAAGCTATAATAATCCGCTTTCACTTCTCTTGTCTGGAATGAAAGTGCCGGATTTTGTGGAGTAGCATCAGGAATAATGACAGGTATATATCGTAATCGCTCCGGTTTTAAACAAAACGCATATCCCGATTTGTCAAAAAAGGAATCATTTTCTTGTATATTGACATCATTTAATTGATATCTCATTGCGGTCATTTGAACACCTGTCTCTCTACAAACAATACCACTTGGATTTGCCGGATTAGATGAGTCATTATCTGGTAATGAAATAGTCATATTTTGTTTATTGAATTCTTGAAGTTCTACGATATCCGGTGTATTTTTTACACTATAATATGTTAATGCGCGCATAAAAATAGAATTACTTGTTATATTCACATATTCATAAAATTCTTTATTTTCCATAAAACTGTTATTTGATTTTTCGACAATAACAATTATTTTTTTTTGTAAGTCTATTAGTTTTAGATTTCCCATATTTTTACCATTATTTTCATAACTTGTAGTCGGTCCAAGAAACATTGAGTCATATTGTTTAAAAATATCCGCTAAAATTTTATACATTTCCGGGTTGGTAGATTTAAATCTGAAATGCAGTATAATAGGATCCATTGGGTTGGGAGCAGTGCCTCCTGAAAACGCGTAATTTGTAATAATGTCCATTGCTTCTGACACAGGAACATAATTGTATGTCTCTTTAACAAAATTACTTTTTACGGTGCTTGTTGCAATAACTGGTAGATTATTCACAGAATATATTTCGAAATCTAATCCTCTAACACCCTGTTTCAAAATATCTTTAAGAGCGCACGTTGATACAAAATCATTTTTATATGTACCTGTGCTGCAGCAATTATATGCGGTTTTGATATAATAATCTCTAAATAAATAATTACAGTTCGGGTCATTTTTATTTAAAGAGGTAATACTTCCATTTATTTTAGAGTAAAGTTTATCTATTGCTGAACAATTTGTTGTTTGTAGCTTCGACATACGCCATAAATATATTGTTACAAAAATGACAATAAGTATGATAAATGCTAATATTATATTTGCGGCTGTATCTTCCTTAAGTGCTAATATTTTATTCATCGTATTTTCTATTGCGTTTGATGATTTTGGATTTACTAGCATATTGTCTATATCTTATTATTATAGTATAATTATATAATTATAAATACATAAAAATTATAAAAATATTTTTAGACAAAACAAAACAAAACAAAACAAAACAAAACAAAACAAAACAAAACAAAACATAATGTCCAAAAAGGTAAAAGGGTATAAATATATATTATTTGTATAGTATAACTAAATATGGCTGGCGGTTTATTACAACTTGTCTCACAAAGTCAACAAAATATCATTTTAACTGGAACACCACAAAAATCATTTTGGAAATCGACCTGGATGCGTTATACTAATTTTGCACTTCAAAAATTCCGGTTAGATTTTGAGGGAGCGCGCACATTACGGTTATCCGAAGAATCTATATTCACATTTAAAGTAAAAAGATATGCGGATTTATTGAATGATTGTTATATCAGTGTAGAACTCCCAAATATATGGTCACCTATTATGCCCCCAAATACAGACCAAGAGTCAGAAGCTACAAATTCAGGCGTATGGGCACCATATGAATTTCGCTGGATTGAAAATATCGGCGCTCAAATGATTTCAAATATTACCATAACTTGCGGAAATCAAACACTGCAAGAATTTTCGGGTGCGTATTTGCTCGCAATGGTTCAGCGCGACTTTTCAGCTGAAAAAAAGGCACTATTCGACAAGATGATTGGAAATGTACCGGAATTAAACGATCCTGCTAATTCTGGTACTCGTGTAAACGCATATCCAAATGCGTATTATACACCCGATCCTGGTGGAGCCGAGCCTTCCATACGCGCCAGAACATTGTATATTCCATTGAACGCGTGGTTTAATATGAAGAGTCAAATGGCGTTTCCCTTAACAGCACTTCAATATAATGAACTGCATATAAATGTAACAATGCGTCCTATACAAGAACTATTTCAAATTCGTGATGTTATGGACAGTGCAAATAGTTATCCGTATATTGCGCCAAATTTCAATCAATATTACATGCAATTTTATCGATTTTTACAAACACCTCCTGATGTTGAATTGGGAGTCGGTTCTTATGTAGATACTAGAACGTTGTGGAATTCAGATGTGCATTTAAACTGCACATATTGTTTTCTATCTAACGACGAGTCTAGAGTATTTGCGCTTCAAGAACAGAAATATTTATTCAAACAAGTTCGTGAAAATATTTTTTATAATGTGACGGGGTCGAACAAAGTTCAATTAGATTCAGTTGGTATGATATCCACGTATATGTTTTACATGCAACGAAGTGATGCGAATTTAAGAAACGAATGGAGTAATTACACAAATTGGCCATATAGATATTTACCAATTGATATTACCCCAGCATTATCATCTGGAACTTTTGAAATTGTAAGAACAAACCCAGATGGTTCTACTATAGTAGTTGATATTGGGCCAGGTGTAAACGCAAACGGTAAATCAACTGGAAACTACATTACTGGAATTTATAATTTTGAAAATCAAAAAAACATATTATTGAATATGGGTATTTTATTGGACGGCGCATACAGAGAAAATTCTCAACCAAGTGGTGTGTATAACTATATTGAAAAATATATTCGCACTTCTGGTAACGCACCAGATGGACTATATTGTTACAATTTTGGGCTACATACATCGCCATTTGATTTACAGCCGTCTGGCGCAATTAACATGAGTATGTTTTCAACAATTGAACTGGAATTAGTTACTATAGTTCCTCCATTAGATCCGCAGGCACAGTCTTTGGTTATTTGCGATCCACAATCAGGTAATATAATAGGTATTAACAAACCGACATGGAGAATTTATGATTATAATTATAATCTAATATTCTTTGAAGAGAGAATAAATATGGTTACTTTCGTGGGAGGTAATTGTGGTCTTATGTATGCAACATAACTTGTATTACAAATATTCATTCGCTGCAGGTGGTCCATCATACATAAATTCACCAGATAGTGTCTGGCGCTTTGGATAATTTTTCATATATACCTGTTGTCCAGGATTATATCGTTTATCAAACAACATATTACCAAGATCAAATGGTTTTTTCCACGTATTATCACCTTTAAAATATTCTGGTGGATTTTGATTTTGATCTGGTTTTTTTATATATCCCGGTTCATTTTCTATTGGCATTGCTTGTGTACCAATATCAGTCGTTAATATAGAAAAGGTGGGTGAAATCGCAGTAGTCAATTTCCCAGCATCATTTAAACCGGCAATTTTTACTGGAGGTGCTAGCGGTATTGTTTGAATTTTGGGGTTACATCCGTAACAGTCTAAATCAGATAAACATTGCCCACCCGTTTTTGAGCAACGATTATTTGGACCACACATATTTTTACAACTATATGAAGTATTAATGGGGACATTTACATTATAATTTGTAGCGGATTTTGTTTCGAATTGTTCAATAATATATTTATTTGTAGTTAAATAATGAAGCCATTTTAATAATCCTATTAATAAAATAAATGTAATAATTGCAACAACATATATAGTTATTTGAGATGACATCATATATAAATTATAGCAAGAAAAAAATGTTAAATATGTGTAAAAAAACCCTTTAGGAAAATATGTAAAATAAATTTGTAAAAATTTTATATCCTTTAATAATAGTATCAATCAATGTCCACAATAGATGAAAAAAAAAATAAATCGAATAATGGTTCTAAGTTACCGATTGTTGATTTTTTTAGGTCATTGTTTGGACAACTATTTATATTAGGTATAATTATTTTAGTAGGTTCATTGATATTATTTAATTGTAAAGTTGCCCAAACAAATCTACTACCAACGTGTTTGACCCTTTTCCCCTACACAGATGTAGTCCCACCAATTAATCCAGTTTCAGTCGACATTAATATTGTAAAAACGTCAAACGCGGATTTTTCTACTAAATTATCATTTTCACCTGAAGAAAATATGAAATCAATGAATGCTGGTATTTTAGGGTCATTAAAAAATATGGTTGATGGGCCAAATTCATCTGTATATAAATTATATATAGCAACAACTCTTCAAGAATTAATTGCGACTAATTTTACCATTATCAATTCATTTTATAATTTATTAAATTCATATTTATCTGAAACATTTATTATTTTCGTAGCTCCTGTTTTTTCATGGTTATTATACCTTTTTATATTGGTGTTAAATAATTTTTACATGTGGTTTTTATGGTTCAAGAATATTTCTTTATTATTTAGTGAAAAAACGGGAACATCCGAAAAGACTACGTGGAAAGCCGGCAATATGTGGACTATCAGTAATATATTAATGGCAATATTAACAATATATATACTTGTTATACTATTTTTTATACTGGGTATATGGCTAATAATACCATTAACTGTCGGATTTATTTCCATATTTTGTTTATTTTACCCTCTTGGATTTAGTGCTAAAAATACAACAACAGGAAAACCATATGGAGTAATGAGCACTATAGTAAACATATTAAAATATAAATTAAGTATTATAATGATTATCATATCGTTATTTGTAATCTTAAATTCGTCTTCCCTGTTTGGAGGATATACGGCGTTTGTTGCTGTGATCGCGTGTTTATTATTATATTTCTTTTCAGATATGTACACATCTTATATTCCAAAGGCCGTTGATCACGCAACTTCTGGTCTTGGCGATTTTTTACAAGCGACTAAAACGTGTATTTCACCCGCAGTAGCAAATGAACCACAACATTTATCATTATTTGGGAAATTAAGAAGAGTTATTTTTGGCGCATAATGATGTTTTCAAAAAAGTAAAACGTTCAAATATAATATAAACAGTATATTTATATTATATAAAATATGTCTATTAAAAGTAGTGGAAAAGAAGCATTGCTACCATTTGTAAGTATATGTACACCAACATTTAATAGACGTCCATTTTATCCAGCCATTATTAGATGTTTTGAAAGTCAAACATATCCGAAAGATAGAATGGAATGGATTATCATTGACGATGGAACAGATAAAATAGAAGATTTGGTTGCACATATACCACAAGTAAAATATTTTAAATATAATGAAAAGATGGTTTTAGGTAAAAAACGAAATATTATGCACGATAAATCAAAAGGCGATTTTATTGTTTACATGGATGACGATGATTTTTATCCACCAGATCGTGTTTCTCACGCGGTAGAAACCCTTCAAAAAAATCCCAAGGCGCTATGTGCTGGTTCAAGTGAAATGTATATATATTTCAAACATATTCATAAAATGTATCAATTTGGGCCATATGGTCCGAATCACGCTACTGCGGGTACATTTGCGTTTCGCAAAGAATTGCTGCAGCAAACTAGATATGAAGAGGGGGCCGCATTAGCTGAAGAAAAACATTTTTTGAAAAACTATACGATTCCGTTTGTGCAATTAGATCCATTGAAAACAATATTGGTATTTTCACACGTTCAAAATACATTTGACAAAAAATTATTATTAAATGGCGCACCAAATAAAATGGTAAAAGAAACAACAAAAACAGTAGATGATTTTTTAAAAGATGATGTTGAAATTAAACATTTTTTTATGGAAAAAATAGACGAAGCATTGTCAAATTATTCCCCTGGAAATGTGGAGAACAAACCAGATGTATTAAAACAAATGGCTGAAATGACTAAAAAACGAGAACAGGATCAGGAGGAATATAACAAAAAATATAAGGAAATAATGGACAATGACCCCGTCCAAACGGTTGCTACATACCAACAAGCATTATCAGAACAAAATATTAAACATCAAATATTGGTAACTAGTAATAATCAATTGAGGGAAAAGGTCGCCTATTTGGAAGGTAAAATGACGGAAATGATTCAAAAACAAATTAGTGATAAAAAACTACAATCCGCACAAGTAGTACCACCTACACCACCAAAACAAAATAAAAAGAAATAATAAAACCAAAAACCAAAAAGTAAAAATAATAAATTTTAGTCTATAATTTAGTCTAAAATATATTCTATGTTCTATGTTCTATGTTCATTATTCATCTACATCACTTTTTTCATCCACAACATCCTCTATATCCGCTGCGTTTTCTTTTGTATATTTATCAATATATCTATAAATTCGATTTACATCCAACTTGGTAATTTCATAATTTTCAAAAAGTAGTGTCATTTCAACCTCATCATATTTATTTCGAATATCTAAAAAAAACGAAAATATATCTTTTTTATCCATGCCAAGTTGTTGACATAAATCTTGAATAAACAATGAATTGTTATATTCCGTTGAATATTTGGTTAGAACCTTTGTAAATCTTACCTCTAGTGGATTATATTTCGGCTTCTTTTTAAAAGAATCGTGATATAATTTATTATTTTTAAATGTTTTTATGAGAGAACTCATCTCATTAAATTGCCAAATTTGTTTTTGAAAAGTAATACGATCGATATAATCAGCTAAACACATATTATTCAATAAATTTATATAGAACGGAATAGACACGTTTTTTTTCATCTTTCCTATCACATCAATAATATTTTCGTGCCATAATAATCCGACGATTGTTCTATCCGTTTCATTCATAATTGTCAAATGATCATTTATAGAATAGGGTGTATTAATAAGTTTTTGTGTTATCTTCTTAGTATCATCATTGTATGATTTTACCTGAAATATATTTTGTATTATCTCGTTTTTTAAAACACTTTGCTTATTTTGATAAATGTTATATATTGTTTTCAATTTTCGTAAATCATTTTGAACAAATGTAACTATACTTTGATTTAAGGATTCTTCTATTATATTTGGCATTAGTGTGGTAATTAGATTTTTAACTTGGGGTAAAGACGGTGTTTTTAATTCTATAGTATGGCACACCTTCATTAATTCTTTAATTTTTTTATCAAGATGATAATTACCAATACATATAATCGGATTCATTGTATTCTCCTCTAATTTTTGTTTTTTTGTTTTTTTGGGGCGTATTAATTTAATAAGGGAATTGATCCCACCCTTGTCCCCATTATTCATTCCGTCTATTTCATCCATAACAATGGCTATTTTTTTTACCTTTTTATGAAACATACTCATTATATTTTTGTCTGACATGTTATGCTTTGTGATTGTATCTATTATAGACTTATTTCTTATATCGCCTGCGTCATACTGTATAATATCATAGTCTAGTTCCTTCAAAATATTCATTACAAACATTGTTTTGCCTGAGCCGGGTTCACCGTATATGTAAATTCCCTTTTTCAGTAAATTATTATGTTTATTTAATTCAAAATTTGTTAATACTTCTTTTATTTTTAACACAGCATCTTCTCTATTTAGGATATTATTCATGTCTATTTGATGCATATTTTCGTATTCTGTATATTTGTATTTATAGTTATATTGTTTATCTTTTTATGTTGATTTTTACGTAGACTTGTTTTTTTAGAATCAATATATGTATTTATTTTTTTACATTCGATACATCACACGGGTCATTTACACCAGATGTTATTCCATCCCACGTAATACCACACCCTTTCGCCCATTTAGATTTTGAACATAACGATTGTGCTCCAATATATGGTGCACCCGAAAAATCCATTGTTAAATGTTGTCCTTGAGCAACACTACCATTACATTTTCCTAAATTTTTCACGTTTGAACAAATGGATCCGTTTTGACCCAAGTCTACCCAATAATCTGGACAATCGCCTACTAGTGGTGGCCAATTTTGTGAGTTTTTCGATTTATATATAAAATATCCAATAACAATTAATAATATAAATAGAACAAAGAACGCTACTCTTAAAACGATTGTTTGAAAAGATGCCATCTATATATTATATATAGATACATAATTGTATAAAAAAATATATAAAAATATATATAAAAATATATAATATAAAAAATATATAAAATTTTTTTATTTGAATAATGTAAATGAATAAGAATAAACCATCAAATGGTAGGGTTGATACAAATGGCCCTAAAATGACTGATTTATTTCAAATGTATGATAAAATACCAGTAAATCAATGTGCGACTTTTAGGAATCCTACAGAAGGATTATGGGATAATACTGCATTATCTAATACATATTTTTCTGGTAATAATATCACCATTATTCAAAACGGTATTCGAGCAGGTGTATATAAAAAATCGAATAGTCAATATGTTATTAGTGATCAAGATGGTGATACTCTTAAAATTATAATGCGCAGTATATTTTTACAACACTCTGCCAATCAACCTGATGATATAAGGGGTCAAGTTGAGCAATTAAATAAGATTGTTTTGGATTATACTATTCCTCAAGTATACGCAGAAGTCATCGGATATTATAAATATTTGAGTGACGCTGGAACAATGTACACGCCTATGGCGCACCCCATTATGGCGCAAAATAATGATAAACAACTACAGTTGAAACCTTGGTTCTAAATTGGAGAAAAAAATGTACAAATATAGATTATTTACACATTTTTTATTTTTTTTGTGTTTTTTTGGGTTTTTTGTTTTGTTTTTGTTTTTTTTTTGGTTTTTTCTATATAACATTTAATTTGTTTTTCTTAACCATTACTTTCGTTAGAACCTTGGCCGTTTTTTTTGTCGGAGATGACCCGCGACTTCTTATATCTTTATAGTGTAAATATTCCGTTTCCAATACAACCAACTCTTTCAACCACATTTGTTGAATCGTTGTTGCCTTGACCTCATCCAAATCAATAATTTTGTTTTGATGATCCTTCTCCAGTTTTTCAACATTTTCTTCTGAAACACTATCCATCGGCAGTTTGGTTAAATATTTAAAATCGGTGTCTTCATCAATAACGTTATATCCTTTTTCGAGTAACATTGCTGACACTTCATCCTTTTTCTTACGTCTCAAATCAACGGTCCCTTCTAGAACTTCTTTAATATATTTTACTTTATTCGACAATAGGACAAGTTCTTCCGTAATAGCCATAATCAGATAATTTTTTCTTACTTGATACATTTGTAGACGTGTGTCAAAATAATCATCGATAATTTCACACACATTCTCATATTTTTTTAATTTATCTTCAGCATCAAACAAATGCATATTTGTGGTCGTATTCGTAGTGAATAGTTTGAACATTTTTTCCAACCCATTACAACCATTATCCGATACAGTCGATTCTAGTTCATCTACTAGCCCTTTTTGAAGCGTAATGATAAAATCTATAATTGTGTCAGATGACATATCATCATAATCCTTAATAACGGGTGTAATTTTTTTACCAGCCTTGTCAACAGATTCGGTCAACTGTTCCAAATATTCCTTATAATCATCTAACCAAGTTCCAATAGGCAATTCTACTATACGAATCTTATCAGGGCCCACTTTTTCATATTTTCCCTTGATTAAGAATTTATTGTCTGAAATTTTGGAAATAGCCCCCGAAAATCCTTCATAATACGGCATAAATTCTTGGACAGAAGGAGACGTGTCGGAAGACGCAAGTTTTTGACGCAAATATTGAATAATTTCCATAGGATTATAACACATAATATCTGTGCTGAAACCCGTTCCAATACCTTTCGTTCCATTCACTAAAATCATCGGAATAATCGGCGCATAATATAACGGTTCAACCGGCAATCCATCGTCATTTAAATATTTTAAAATCTTATCATCCGCGTCGGGAAATATAATGCGTGTCAATTTATTGAGCTGTGTAAATATATATCTTTCAGACGCACTATCTTTACCACCCTGTAATCGTGTTCCGAATTGGCCATTTGGCATTAATAAATTAATATTATTAGACCCCACAAAATTTTGCGCCATATGAACAATGGCTCCATTTAGCGACGCTTCACCGTGATGGTATCCAGAATGTTCTGATACATATCCACTAAATTGAGCAACCTTTATTTCGGTATTTAAATTCTTTTTAAACGCCGAGAACAATATTTTTCTTAAACTGATTTTGAGACCATCCATCAAGTTGGGAATGCTTCGATCGCAATCATATTTTGAAAAGTGAATTAGTTCTTTATTAATGAATTCCTCATACGGTACGAGTTCTTTCGTAGTATCTAAATAACTTTCGCGATTATATCCACCCAACCATTCCTTTCTATCGTCTGCGCGTTTTTTATTAAATACCATGTCAATTGCGTCGTCACTAATTTGTCCGCTATGTTCAAAACCTACTAATTTTTTTTGTGCGAAATATTCTTTGAATTCCTTACTGGTGCTTGTCCCCAATCCTTTATAATATTTAATTTTCCAGCCCTTTGAATCATTGTCCTCTTTCCAAGTCTGATACTCACCTTCACTATAGAATATCAATTCTTGAGCACCTTTTCGCGCTTTTAAAATAGGGGTATTCATAAAACCAATAAAACCGGGAATTTGGGAAAGAGAAGACCATTCTGATTGGAATAGATTAATACACAATCCTTTAATATGAGATCCGTCTAAATCCTGGTCTGTCATAAAGAGTACACGTCCATATCGTAAGGATTTACTGACATCTTGTGCGGTCTTATATTCTTTTCCAGTTTCTAGACCTAGAATTTTCTTGATCTCGGCAATCTCTTTATTTTCGGCAATTCTTTTCACTTGTTCCCCGCGAACATTGAGAATCTTTCCTTTCATAGGATACACACCAATTGTGTTGCGGTCTTCGGAAGACAATCCGGATACAATACCAGCTTTCGCTGAATCTCCTTCGCAAAAGATGATAATACATTGCGCGGATTTTTCGGTCCCAGCCCAATTCGCATCAATCAATTTGGGGATTCCGCGAATACTTTTGGTCTTAGTGCCATCCGTTTTTTTCGCAGCCTTGTTCTCCTTTACTTCGGTGAGCGCACACGCCGCATCCATAACCCCCATCTTCGCCAATTTATCTATGAATTTATCGCTTACTGTCGATGTAGAGCCAAATTTAGCGGAGGGGGTATTCATAAAATCTTTCGTTTGACTATCGAAAGAGGGATTTTCAATGTCACATCGTAAGAACAGAATGAGTTGTTCCTTGATACTATTGGCGTTTACTACAACCTTCTTTTTCTTTTCGATATACGCTACCAATTTTCTAGTGATTTGATTTAAAATATATTCGACGTGTTTTCCACCCTTTGCCGTATGAATGCCGTTTACGAATGAGACTTGAATAAACTCGTGCGTTGGTGATAGAGAAACAGCATATTCCCATCGTGGTCCGGCTTCTTCATACACACGTTTTACGTCGTCTTTCTCGCCAATATACATGTCTACGTATTGTTGGAAATTTTTCACTGGAATGGGGATAGAATTATATTTTACCTTGATTGATTTGTCGGTGATTGCGGCAACATCGAACACACGTTTTCTAAGCAGAGCGATGGTGTCTGGAGTTAGATTTGATGCGCCTAATCCGAGTCGCGCGTAATCAGGTTTGAATACAATTTTGGTGTATGGCTTTGTTTTACATTTTGTTATGCTAGGTTTTCCGATTTCATCCAGATTATTTTTGAATTCTTGTGTATATTTAAGACCTCTTACGTGGTCGACTGTCTCAATATAGCCGTATGTTGACCAAATTAAAACTAACTTAAAACCAAACCCATTTTTACCACCTACTATTTTTTTTTCTGTTTTATCGTAATTTGTGGATGTTCTAAGATGCCCAAAAATTAATTCAGGAATCCAAATATTATACTCGGGGTGAAGCGCAATATCAATTCCGTTCCCATCATTTACCATTGTGATGGTCCCATCTTCTTGAATGGAGATATCAATATAACTGACCGGAATTGTGTTTGGAACATTATCTGTGAGCGCTTGTTGCATGCGGATCACGTGATCCCTGCAATTTACGATACCTTCATCAAATAATTTGAAAAGCGCTGGGACATAATTTATATTTTTTTCTACAATTTTATCACCTGAATCCTTTAGAATCCACATAAACGAATCCACATTTTCGACAGACCCGATATAAGTATCTGGGTTATCTAGAATGTGCTGTTTATCAGTCTTCTGTTGGTATTTAGTTGCTAAGGTTGAATCGTTTGATGACGACGACATGTTTTATTATAATACATTTACTGAATAGGATGATTTTAAATTCAATTTTATTTACAATATAGATGTTGTGTGTGATAATTATAAAAATTTAATAATATTGAAATATATATAACATCTTATAATATGGTGAGTTTTATCACTAATGAAGATTCCAATATTAAAATTACATTAAATGATTTGAATAATTACTGTTTATCTGGTAATTATGTGTCATCTCCAGTCGACGCATTTATTATTGAAGGGATAAGTATAGATACATATACATTAAAATTAGGGTTAACCGAAGAATTAGCTGAAGCATTTGATTTGAGTTATAATGAAATAGACGCAAGTAATAATGCGTATTGGACACCATCTATAAATTATATTGGTTCGACATACACCTTTTCTGTACACACTCTTTCAAATCCATTGAATAAAATATTAATACCGATTGATGTAATCTCTATATACGGAGAAGTAACTAAAAATTTATATAATCAAATGATTGTATATGGTAAATTAAACAATGTAACTAACGCATTAAGTTGGAAATTTAGTAATAATAGTCAAAGTAAAGCTGGTATTTATGGCACAATTACTATTTTAGATAATAGTGGAAATTGGAAATATGAATTAAATAATAATTCCTTTATTGTCCAATCTATTGCTGACGGAGATCAATATAGTGAACTATTCAAAGTTACAAATAATGATGGATTAAATGCTAATACAAGTCAACAAATAACTATTATAGTAAAAGGAGAAAAAATTTCATTATCAGTACCAATTATAACTTATCATATAATAAATGACAATCAAATCACTATTTTTTTCAGATTCAATCAAGATATTGGATTACCTTTTATAGAATATGAATATTCTATAAATAATAATAAATGGATTATATTTATACCGAATATTATTGATATTAAAAATAAGTCTGTTACTATTTATGGCTTACAAAAAAGAATACAATATTCAATACGATTGCGCACAAGATCACAAAATATTAGTAGTTCTGATTCAATTGTTCTTTCATTTATACCTTCTTTGCATATAAATACCTATAATACCAATAATACCAATACAAATAGTACAAATATAGAACATATTAATTCATTTGGATTAAGAATGTTAACCACTACAAATAAATTTTCATCAAATAACCATTTAAGTTGTCAACAAGTTACATATTATCAAATTGAACAACCGCGCATAGATCCATTCACCATTTTATATGGAAGCCCGTCTATTATTTTTGAAAATGATTACTATTATATTACATTTATTGACAATGGCATGATTGATTTTATATTACCTATATCTGCGGATGTAAATGATTTTCATGTTCTTGTGGTTGGTGGTGGTGGGGGAGGAGGTGATTGTACTCCAAGTCCTGATTTTAATTCAGGTGGTGGTGGAGGAGCTGGTGGTGCTGTAAAATTACAAAATATGTCGGTTTCAAGAGCTATATATAATATAACAATAGGTCAAGGTGGGCAAGCAGTAACTCCAACACAACCATTTTCTACAAATGGATCAAATTCCATATTTTCAACAGTTGTTGCGTCGGGAGGCCTCAAGGGTTCAGACGCAACCAATATTGGTGGACAGGGAGGTATAGGTAATAATGGTGGAGGAAGTGGTGGTAATGGGGGAACCAAATCATCATCTGTTCAAGCAACTAATGGTTCAAATGGAACATCAACTGTAATAAATTTAATTACGACATATTATGGTGGTGGTGGTGGTGGCGGTTCATACCGATTTCAACCATCAAGCAGTGTTGGTGGTTTAGGAGGAGGCGGAGGAGGAGGGTTTAATTTTAGAGATGGATTACCAAATACAGGTGGTGGAGGAGCTGGTAGAAATGGTGATGGGTTTGGTAATAACAATGGGGGTCAAGGAGGTTCTGGAATTGTTATTATTTATTTTAAATATATACCAACATTTAAAACGATATATACCAGCCCTGTAAATAAATGTGTTCAAGACATCAATAAAAAAGTGGCAAATAGTAGCGGAGATGTTGACCAAACACTAACACAATCTCAACGTGCTGTAAATGCGATTAATTATTCGACAGGGGGTAGAACTATTTTTGGAATTTATGGAACTAATTCGAATAGACTCAATTTTCTGGGTAGAACAGAAGGACAACCTGGAGGAATAATGGGTCCGCTAAGAAATAAATTTTAAGAAAATGCGTTGAAAAAAATGTTGATTTATTTAGGGAGAATATTTTTTTTTCTCCTTTTAATTTATAATGACTCGTTATACAAAAAACGCAAAAGGGCAATATGTAATTAAAGGGAAATCTTATGATATGTTGGAAGGGTCTCGCGCTCAAGTGTGGCACGGAACCGCTTATAAAACCAGTGGTGGACTTAAGAAGGATGATATTATGATGAACAAGAGTAAGCGTATTGTTTCTCGATCAAAGCACGCCTCTGCGTCAAGAGAGAAACGCTTGATTAAAGCTGGTTATGGGACCAAGAAGGGGAAATTCGGCTTTGTCAGATTGAATGGAAGCAAGAAGTCGAAGGGTTCTAAGAAGTCGAGGGGGTCTAAGAGACGTTCTAAGAAAATGCGAGGTGGGAAAACTGTCATGTTAAGCCCTCTTGAATTGAGTAACTAAATATTTTGTTATAAAAAATAAAAATAATAATTGTTATAATGATTATTATTTTTTCTATTTTTTCTATTTTTGTTAACAACAATACCACGCACTCGATATAAATTTATCAAATTCGATAAATTGTACCATAATAGCAGACACATATTTTTCAAAATATCGTTTGCTAACAGTAAATTTGGTTTGTCTGTTTTTTAAATAGTATTCGTACATTTCATCAAATGATATAAGCGGTGTCGTGCCCTCACTAGATGATATATGTTTATAATACATTTTCAAAGATTCTAATGATGTATCTATATCAGAAATTTTATTCCACAATGAACATCTGATGTTTAATATATATTTATTTTCGTGTATTACGATATTTGGGAAATAATGATTTATTATTTTTAAAATATCGTGTTCAGTAATATTACCATTGGAAGAACATGTGTTATAATTATCTTGTGTCCATTTTTTGAATAATCCGCATATTTCATCAATTTCTAATTCCATTTCAAAATCAGATTCTCCAGGGAGTGTCTGATTCATCGTTTTTTCCCAAAAAAGAATAAAATCGCTCACTGTGGGTAAATATTTACTCGTTATATTATTAAATGTATCGGCAGTTTCATCATAAGAATATTTTTCTTTCAATAGATTTTTAAGGGTATTTGAATATATCATGCTTGGGAATGAATAATGGGATATAAATAATTTCCAAATATAGTGCATATTTTTCCAATTTATAGAAAATTTACAAGAAGAAGAAGCAGCAGAAGCAGACTCGTCTACTTTTTGGAGCGAGTGTTCACAAAATTTTTGAAACATTTCAGTTTGTGTATGTTCTTTCAAATATAGCGTATATTTTGATAAAGATTCATCCGTGTTATTTATCAAATATTGTTCTGAATTTCCGAATCGTGTTGAATAATACGCAGCCACACATAAAATATCTAATCCGGTTTTTGATAACACATTGTGCCAATTATCGATGGATACATTGCTATTTATATTTATTAATCTGCAATTAGTGTAATCATAATTTTCGTGATATTTCGTGACAAAATTGTGTGTGATATTTGCATATCCGGTAGTGATATATGAGATATTATCCAATTCGGTTAGGATTTTTTTTGTTTTGGGTTTGATCAAAAAAACGAGATCGTCATTTGTTTTTTTAAGAATGTTATCTCCAAGCACTGTTAAAAAATATTTGGCTTGATTCCTATTCGAAAAAATGGCGGGATATAGTAAATGCATGACGTGTTGAATAGTAGATGTTTCCGGTATGGATTTTAACAAGTTTCTCTCTTTTATCTGTTTTAAAATGTTTATTTTGGTTTTTTGTTTCCATTCCATCAGTGTTCTATCTTTAGAAATGGTAGTTAAAAGTTGATGTTGAATATCGTCTTCTTTTATCGCGCTATAGTGTTTGCCGTTATATTGATAAAAACAACTGTTATTTGGTAGATAATAGTATTGATTTTTACTTAAAAATATTTGAATAAATTGTTGCTGTTCGTTTGTTAAAAATTTGTTACGTTGTATTCTTTTTTCGTGATTTTTATCTTCACTTTCTAATGTGGACGGGAGTATATTGGTTAAATGAAAACATAATCGTTGAAACATGTATGGATTATTTTCGTATTTTTCGAATAAGTGTTGGACTTTATCTAAATAAAATGGTAGATTTTTAGAAGGAATGGGTTCACCTTCTTCTTCAGACATTGAATACAATAATATCTAGGGAAGTCTTTATGTTTTTTAAAGTTTTTATAATTTTTTCATATTATTTTCTATCTATAATGTAAATGTCTTACAGATTGAAAACTGCTTGCAAGGGGAGAAAGAGAAGTAAATGTTTGTCTGCAAAAAAAAGTTGTAGATTCGCTAGTGGAACAAAGCGTCGATACTGTAGAAAGAGTCGAAATACTCGTCGTAACAAGAAGTAAAAAAATGTAAAAATGTAAAAATGTAAAAAAATATTATTTATTATCAACTTATATATAAGTTAATAATAAACGATGAATTTTATTTATGTACTGTTACCTGAAATAAATCCTGGTTGGGATGATATGCGAATATATTTAGATGAACAAAAGGCGATAGAAGCTTCTATTTTATTACCTGAATACCGTGTTGAAATCTTTGAAATAGATTCAGTTGATGGAAGTTATATTCCGTCGTTAAATTATTATAAATGTGGGATTTTTATTACACCATACAATTAAAATTATCCGACACATTTTTGGATAATTTCGGTTGATAATATAGAAATATGCATAAATATTTATATATTATCATTGCGGCTATTATCGCGATTAGTCTAGGAATGATGATGCGAGGGTACTCCGTAGACGTAGTAGAAGAACTTCGAGGTGGAAGAGGAAGAGGAGGAGGTGGTATTGGTAGAGGATTTGGAAGACACGGAGGATTTGGACACAGAGGATATTATGGAGGATATGGAGGGCGTGGGGGATATTATGGAGGATATGGAGGAAGAAGCGTCAATTATGTTCCCATTTTTTGGGGAGATTATGAAAATTATTATTATCCAGAAGACCAATATTATTACTATGTAGGCGATCCACGACCGGTCCCTCCAGAATACCCGTTCCAACAAAACTTATTTGCATAAACTCCTGCGTTCAAATTTAATATTTTGGGCCATAAGCATTTAAAGATTTTTGATTAAATTTAATTATTATGTCGACTGCGTCAAATTCTTCTGTAGATGGCAATATTTTAACATTAAAAACAGTACAAATTAGTCCATTTCGCACCTTGATTGGAGCAATGAAGGATATTTTGCTCGAGACCAATATTATTTTCCAACCGGATGGAATACGAATTATCAATATGGATAAAAGTCACACCATTCTCATCCATTGCTTTTTGGAAGCGCAGAATTTTGAGTTCTATGAGTGTAAAAAAGAGAAAATTATTATTGGTGTAAATATGTTCCATTTATTCAAGCTAATTAATTCGATAGACAATGATGATACATTGACGATTTATATTGAAAACGCCGATTATGCCGATGGAATCGTTTCCCATTTGTCTTTGAAATTTGAGAATGGAGAGATTAAGCAATGTAAGACCCAGAAGTTGCGATTGATTGAACCCGAGCCCGAGGAGCTTGAGTATCCTGACGTGAAATTCTCTTCCGTCATTAATTTGCCTTCCGCGGACTTCCAAAAAATCATCCGCGATTTGTCGTGTATTTCCGATAAATTGGAGATTAAATCTGTCGGAAGTGAATTGATTTTCAAATGCTCGGGGCAGTTTGCGTCCGCCGAGATTCATCGCGCCGAATCGGATGGCAATATGGGATTTATCTTGAAGCAAGACGCTTCCAAAATCATTCAGGGCGAATTTTCTTTGAAGAATTTAGGATATTTTATTAAATGTACAAACTTGTGTTCGCAAATCGAAATTTATTTGGAGAATGATCTGCCTTTAGTGGTTAAATATGATGTGGCGTCGCTCGGGACCATTCGTTTATGTTTGTCCGCTCTACCATCGTCGTAAATTTCATATTTCTATTTCCATAATTTCTGTAAATTCCATAATTTTCGTAAATAATTATTGGTGACATATATGGAGGAAAACGTAGGCGTTAGCAGAAGTTTTCCGATTATATTCCGTAGACTTTAGTCGAAGGAATATGGTTCAAATATAAAATTTTATATATTATAATAAATTATTATATAAAATGTCTGGCTATTCCAGTTACTTAGGTTCAAAAAAATGTTGTGATTTAAGAGGACCTGGACCTACTGGTCCACAAGGAGCGGCTGGTTCTCAAGGACCTATTGGTCCGGTGGGATTGGGATCTACTGGACCTACTGGACCTAATGGTGCAACAAGTGGTTTCACCGGTCCTACAGGTCCTACAGGTTTCACAGGTCCTACAGGTCCTACAGGTTTCACAGGTCCTACAGGTCCTACAGGCCCTACAGGTCCTACAGGTTTCACAGGTCCTACAGGAGCCACAGGTCCTACAGGTCCTGGTGTGGCGAGTATTACTGCAGGAACGAATATCAGCATTACTGGAACTGCGTCTGTTCCTATCGTCAATCTTCAAAACCCTCTTACAGCAACACTCAATCTAGGCACTCAAAATTGTCAAGGCACAAGCAGTCAAATCACCCTTACAAATGGAGGCAGTCAAGCAAACGCAACAGCAACGCTCGGGTTTACTTCTGTCGTATCCGCAACCCCTACAACGAAGGCAAACCTATTCCATACAAGTATTAGTGTGGAAACCTCCGCTAATAAGGTTATAATACAACCTTCATCTATTCTTAAATCGGTAGGGGCGACTGCATTCTCAATCGGGTCAGTTGGGTCTGCTCCATTAAATCTTATTGGGGCGGGTGGGTCAGCAGACGGTGTTTCAATCACACAACTACCAAATGTGGGGACAGTCCTAACAACTAGTCTCTCTAATGTAAAATACTACCCAGATACAGTCCTTACAAATCAAGATTTGTCTGCCGTCAGCGTCCCTCTTCCGCAAGTGGATTATCAGCGTCTTACCCTTACTAATTTAGGTCTAACAAATACGAATGCTTGGAACGATTACGGCAATCAAGTTTTCGGCGGTGTTGGGTATTCCGCCTTTGGTGTAGATGCTAATGGAAATATTTGGTTGGCATCTACGAGTGGTCTGCTTGAAGTATGGAACAGCACAATAACCACACAATTATATGTAATTACACTCCTATACGGAGGCAATCCAGCAACTATAAATGTTCTTTACTCACAAGGCGGGTATATATTTATTGGAGGGGTGTTTGATAGTATCAACGGCAACGTAACAACGCAAAATAGTATTACGAGGGTTTCAACATCTACTTATATTGAAGACCCTATGGAAGATAGTGCTACACTAAATAGGGGGTTTCAAATTGGTAGTCAAGTTTATTGTATGACAGATGTAAATGGTGCTTTGGTTTGTGGTGGGACTTTTACAACAGATAGTTTAGGAACCACCGCTATTCAGCGTATAGGTTCAATAGCAAACCCTTATGCTGTGAGCGGAACGCAAGTTTGGACTGAATATGCTAATGGTGTGGCTAATAGTGTCTATGCTATATATCATACTGCTTTTCTTAACTACACCTTTGTTGGTGGTGATTTCACCACCGTTAATGTGAGTGCTGGGTCGATTGGTTATGCTTACTGCTCTTATTATGATAATGGGTTGGCGACGTGGGGTCAAGTTGCGTTAGGCAATATCAACGCTCCAGTTTATATAATTAAACCCTCATTCAACGGCAATATATTAATTGCTGGGGCATTCTCTCAAATTGCGGGAACGGGACAAGATTACAACTCATATATAGAAGAAGCAACCCCTACTAATTGGTATGATACTACATTAAGTTTGGGCGGATTAATCCCTTCATATAAACAAGGGTATTGGACCGGCGAAAATGCTTTGATAGGATTTGACAATACTTTTTATAGAAGTTCCGCTTATCAAGTATGGACTTCATTAGGACAGACGGGGGCGGGAGCCATCATAACTGGTATTAATAATTGGAATGGTGATTGGAAGGTTATTGGTGATAGTTATGGGTATGTCCGCTCACACTCTACCCTACCTCATTCTTGCGAGTTTCAAGGTTCTTTTGTATATGACGCCACCGCCTACACTAAATACACCATAACAACGAGGAATGTATCACAGCAATTTATAGGCGATATAGACAATACTTTTTGGTCTATTATCGGTCAAGGTGTCGGAGCATTCAGTTAAGTTACACCGACCGGAAAGAAAAATGAGAAAAGGTGTAAATCGGTCCAATAGCTTAGTCAACAAGTGAAAGATTTGACCGCGCAAGTGAACGAACTTAGAGCATTGAATAAGTAATCATAAAATGGTAAATGGTAAAAAGTAATATTTTATATCTAATACAATAAATACATAGAAGGATAATAATATTATTACCATATGATAATATTATTGGATGATTTGATTAAAAAATATAATATTAAAATTAATGGTATAATACATGTTGGCGCACACGAATGCGAAGAAATAATATATTATGATAAATATATCGAACGAAATAAAGTATTGTGGATAGAAGCACAAGAGGAAAAGGTAGCCTTCTCTAAAAAAAAATATGAAAATATTCTAATTGAACGTGCTATAGTGTCAGATAAAATAGAAATCGTTACATTTAATGTTGCAAATAACGGTCAATCTTCTTCCATATTAGAATTTGATTTACATAAAATACATTATCCGTACATTGAATATACCCAATCATATAACGTTCAAACTAATACTCTCAAGAATATAATATCAAAATAT